CACAACTCCAAACCAGCCAAGAGCTGGCGCAGCCATCCACCTCGGTCAAGGAGGTGAGCCATGGCTGAACCCAAATACCGATTTGGCGGCCCAATCCCTGAGCGCGCCCAGTGGCTCAAGAAGCGTCGAGAGTGGCGCGCCTCAAGCCTGTACGCCACTGTGAAGCGTGGGCGGGCCCGAGACAGAGCAGCGGCTGTAGAGGCAGCTGCTCCGTATTCGCACTTGGAGGCCGGGCCGCTTACCGCAGAGCAAATCAACCGGTTCCGCGCATCTTTCTCTACCGCTCTAAAAGGGCGGCCTGGAACAAACCAAGGTCCCTGGATAACGCATCCCGTGTCTGCTCCGAAACCGGGATGTTTAGCAGCACTGTGTTCACGATTTCGCTCTGTAGCTCGAGCTGTTGCTTCAAGGGTTCGAGCGACGTTTCTGGCAAAACCTGAATGAGGGCTTTGATGAATGCCATCTGCGCCATCTGGCTGCCTTTCAGGTCGCAAATGCCTGCGAGTAGTTTTTCTGAATTTTCCATGTTCGCCCTCCCTGTGGCTGTTGGCAATGGTTTGGAAGCCACCAGCATAGCCCAGGGTGCGGCGGGCACCTTTTCCTCTCTTCTGGCCTGTTTTCGTTTTCATGCAGGCAGTGTCGGCTGGCAGCGCCAGCGCCACAACATCAATTAATAGGACTTTTGGATATGCACATTCACGATGCAATCAATCTGATGGTGCGCCATGCCAAGGGCGGCATAGCTGCTGTGGCTTTGCACATTGGCAAGCCCGAAGAAACCTTGCGCAAGGAGATCAGCGGCAAGGATCCGAAATTCAAGCTGGGTGCGATTACCGCTCAGATGATCTCTGACTACTGCATGGAAGAGGGCTCGCTGCATTGCGCGGCTTACATCCAGGCTGTCGCTCCGGCTGGCGCTGAGGTACTGCGCTTGCCTGTTGTCGAGGGAGGTGTGCTGTGCACCAGCCGGACGATGTCCGAGGTAATTAAGGAAATGTCTCACGTCTCCATGGTCACCATCGAGGTGGAGCAGGACGGGAATATCTCAGACAACGACCTGCGTCGAAGCCTGCAGGAGTGCCAGGAGGCGCGCGAGGCGATCAACCGTCATGAGCAGGCGTTGAAGCAGCGCCACAAGCGTGACAACGCTGGGAGGTCTGATTGATGAGCAAGCTCCCATGGTTCCGCACCTATACGCGGATGGTCGATGACGACAAGCTGAAGCTGCTGGCCTTTGAGGATCGCTGGCACTTCGTGGCCTTGCTGTGCCTCAAGGGCGAGGGCCTGCTGGACAAGGGCGACGCGCCTGCGCTGCTGATGCGCAAGGTTGCCGTGAAGCTGGGCCTGGACGTGCGCAGCCTGGAAGAGGTGGCCCGCCGCCTGGCTGAGGTTGGACTGATTGAACAGGCCACCCTGCAGCCCTCCAAGTGGGCCGCTTTACAGATGCGCAGCGACACCGACACCACTGCAGCGGAGCGCAAACGCCGCCAGCGCCAGCGCAAAAAAGATGCTGTTTCAGAGGGAGAAGATGGTGGTCACGATGAGGTCACGGATGAGTCACGCGTGACGGGTACGGATGTCACGCGTACAGATACAGATATAGATACAGATAAAGAAGAGACAGTTAACTATTCAAAGGCTGTAGGTGCTGCGGACCGTGACACTTCGCCTCCGGCTCAGCCAGAAGCCACCAAGGGGAAGGGGAAGACCGCGACAGCGACAGGAACACGCCTGCCAGATGACTGGAGGCTGCCCAAGAGCTGGGGTGAGTGGGCCATTGCCGAACACGCCAGCCTGACCGAGGAAGAGGTGCGCCGCCAGGCCGCGATGTTTGCCGACCACTGGCGCGGCAAGGCTGGCAAGGATGGGCGCAAGGCCGACTGGGCTGCAACTTGGCGCAATTGGATCCGCCGATCCACCGAAATGCCCGCGGCCCGCCGTCCATCCATGGCGCCTGCCTATGCAGCAGGTGGCAAGCACGCCGGTGCCATGGCAGCCATCCTGGGAGGTCTGCAATGAAATCCATTGGACAACTGGCCCATGTGGCCGCATCGCCCCGTCGTGGAGAGTCTCAGGCCGTGAGTGCTGGCGTGGCAAAGCTGTTCCTGCTGATGCAGGGCTCCTACGGCACCGCTTTCCTGAGCAAGTTCGGCTCCGGTGCTTTGGACGATGACGAGCAAGACATCGGCATGCTGGCTGCGCTCAAGGTCTGGGGTGCTGCGCTGCGCAAATACGCGCCGGAGGTGATCGAAGCTGCAGCCGATCGCATTTCCGACCACCACCCTGAGTTTCCGCCCAGCCTTCCGCAGTTTGAGGCCCTGTGCAAAGCGGCTACGCCCCGCAAGACCTATGCGGAAGAGGCCGGCCTGCTGGCGCTGCCTGCGCCCAAGTTTCAACGCCTGGAGGTGCCCATCGTGGCTCACGGCGACGGCAAGGACTGGGCGCGGAAGATCCTGGCCCGCGCGGATGCCGGCGACAAGACCGTGAGCTATCGCGCCCTGAAGGATGCCAAGGAAGCCTTGGGCCTGAACACGCGCAGGCAGCAGGAGGGTGTGCATTGATGTTTGCAAAGCGTTCTGGCCACAAGTACGGCAATAGGAAGGTCGTCACTGCGGATGGCACCAAGTTCGATAGCTTGGCTGAGCTGAACCGCTGGGGTCACTTGAACATGCTGCAGCGTGGCGGCTACATCAGCGATCTGCGCCGGCAAGTGGTGTTCGAGATGGTCCCATCGGTCAAGTTTGCTGGCGCTGCGCGCGCCCGGCCTGCGATTCGCTACGTCGCTGACTTTGTGTACCTGGAGAAGGGCATCGAGGTGATCGAGGACGTGAAGGGTGTGGAAACCCCTGAATTCAAGATCAAGCGCCACCTGATGAAGGCTCTGCTGGGTCTGGAAGTGAAGGTGGTCAAAAAATGACCCAGGCATTGAACCCCGCATTCTTTGGCAAGGTCGTGCCGCTGGCCGGCCAGCGCAAGCCGCCCAGCACATCGCGCATCACGCGGTTGGTGTGGCCGACCTATGAGCGCCTGAGCGACGGCCGCTACCTGATCGAGCACTGGATGGAGAACCGCTGCTGCAACCGGGTGCAGGTGGGCAGCAGCACTGTCTGCGTGGTCGACGACTACGGCAGCCTGGTGGCGGTAGAGGACTGGGGGCGTGCATGGTGATGAAAAGCGCACTCGACACTCAGCCCGGCGGCAGCCATTACAAGGACTGCAAGATCCAGCCCATTGAGTTCATTCACGCCAATGGCCTGGACTTCTTCCAGGGCAACATCATCAAGTACGCGACCCGGCACAAGGCCAAGAACGGGCCCGAGGATTTGCGCAAGGTGATCCATTACGCTCAGTTGGCGCTGGAGCTCCAGTACGGCGAAAAGCCGGAAGGCGGTTCAACATGCTGATGCGCCGAACTCCACTCAAGCCCGGCAAGGGCTTCAAGTCTCGCGGCTCATGGGCTGGCGCTGGGCTCCGTGATGAGCAGGACGAGGGTCATCACTATGAGCCCGGCCAGGCCTGCAGTCGTGAGCAGCGGCTACAGGAGCGCGCCCAGCGCCAGCTGGATAGTGCCCAGGCAACCGCCGATATGGTCCCTGCCAATGTGGTGATGGTTCCCGGCGCTGGTGCCACGGGTATTGCAGTGCGCAAGGAGAAAACCGTCGAGAGCGAGGCCTACCGCCGTCTGGTCGCGCAGCTGCCATGCATGTGGTGCGGCATTGAGGGGTACAGCCAGCATGCCCACCTGAACTACGGCAAGGGCCTCGGCATGAAGACGGACGACCGCACGGGCTTCCCGCTCTGCTGCAGCCGTCCTGGCACTGAAGGCTGCCATGTGGCCTATGACAACTACCGCCTTCTGGAAAGTGGCGGGCGCGATGCCCACCGCCAGTACGGTCTGGAGGCTGGGCGCTTCACGCGCGAGCAGGTTCTGAAGGCGGGTCTGTGGCCGGCCTCGTTGCCGAGGTGGGTTGAGGCGCAGGCCCAAACGGAAGATCAAAACAATCAGGAGAGAGCATTGAGCAGCACAGCAACACCGCAGATTGATATCGGTCAGGCCAGCAGCGTGGTGAATGAGATTCTGGTGGTGTGGCACCAGTGGAGCGCAAACGCAAGCGTGGGCACTGGCTATGGCAATCGCTCGGCATCATGCAGCGTTGGCCCTGGCGGCTGCGGTGAATGGGAGATTGCAGACTTGGAGGTTGTGGACGCGGTTGTCGATGCGATTCCTCAGCCTCACCGCACAGCCATCTCCTTCATGGCCCGCAACCTTGCTTGCCGCGCGCAGGTCTGGAGCAGCCCGCGCCTGCCTACTCAGCGTGACGAGCTGCAGGTGCTGCTGCTGGAGGCTCGCAATATGCTGACCCGTGGATTGATCACGAAAGGTGTGCTCTGATGCTTGACGCACCATGTTTTTTTGGCAGAATACGCAACGGGTCTGGGTAACTGCGCCCAAAATTTCCAAAGCCTCAGCCTTGCCGCTGGGGCTTTTT